TAGTATGTCTTTCAATTTCAACATTACATCAGTATATTTACAAAGTTTATCGTACAAAGCAACATTTTCTGGTAATACGATGTTGAAGCTCTTGATAGAGTTGAACTTCTGAACAGCGAGTATGTAGTTTTCCATAGTTGAGTATATTGGATACTATGGAATTGATCTAATCAAATTTTTTTATTGGATTGCGTAAATTTCGTCTTTTGGTCGTCTTAGAGATGCTATAAGGGATGATCTGTTTCTCTTATATATCTTCTTTATGTCTTTAAACTTTGCCATCATACGTAACTCTTTTACATTATAATTGTTGGGTTATTTGTGATACACTCGCGAGCACACCAATAGTTGGAACATCCAAATAACTCCATATAATACTCATCAACTCGTAATTGTCTAATACCACATCCATATTTAAGAACTATAAGATATACTATAGTGATAGTTATTATGGATATCTCAATAATAGGATCTTATGTTTATGATTTCTTACAAATTTATGTTATGGTTGTGTTCATAATCTATTTGATTATTTCAATAGCATTTGTACGTCGTATCATAATGAACTCATCAAATTTTATATGTATAGAGTAAAATTATGAAGAAAAATAATTTTATTAAATGGCTGTTTGAAAAGAGAGATGTTGATGGTCTTATCATAGCCTTTCTCATTTCTGCATCAGTAAACTCATTCATTTCTAGTTTAACCGTGTCTGTTGTCGATCCCATCATTGAAGGATTATTACCAAAGACTGATGATAAAACAGAACAAGTTCTAAATATTAACGACTATTTCGTGTTTCGATTTAAATTACAATATCTTTTATCCGGAATAGTAAGACTGTTAATTACATTGACTCTGGCGTTCTTCACAGTCAAGTATATATATAAGTTCTTAAACTTTGAATGATATTGTGACAACATTATTCTTCATTTTTGTTTTCGTTTCATTCGTTAAGTTAATCGTTCCATCGGTTCTGTGTTCTATGTAATCAACAAATGCTTTAATACTTCGTTTCGACGGAACTCTAGAATGGTAGAAGTGAAACAACTTTATAAATATGGTATTCCAGAAACATAATGGATACTGTTTATAGTACGTTATATTGAACGAGACTTCTGTATCAATAATACTCATTGACTTAACGAAAGGATTAATGATACTATCTGTTATTAAAGAGTACCATTCTTTTAGTTCGGTTTCTACGGACAGTAGGTTATCCTTCACTTGATTTCCATAAGCATATTGTACAGACGGATCTATCTTTTCTCTATAACATCCGCGTACAGACCATTTTGGTGTTGTGTCTTTAAAATAAGGTATCTCGTGTGTGTTTGCATATTCCACTATACATTTTTTATATAAATCTAATAACGGTCTTTCAATTGTGACGTTATCAATTACCGATTCTTTTTGTAAAACACCCAAGTTAAACAATGATCTTGCTCTACAAATATTTGTGAATATGTTTTCGACAATGTCGTCTTTGTGATGTGCCAACAAAACAGAATCACAATTTTCGGTCTTCAGTACTTGTTTGTACATATTAAATCGCAACTTTTTAGTATACTCTTCGTATTTACTTCTTTTAGAATCTCCACGTTGTATATCCGTTATGTCCATACAATATAATTGTATGTCATTATACTCACACCATTTCTCCAGAAACTCCCTCTCTATATATGTCTCTGGTCTATTGTTATAATTAATATGTATGCCAATAACCGTTTTATTCAAATAATTTAATATAGATATTAACACCATAGAATCGACACCACCAGATAGAGACACTACGTATTTGTCATAAACCGCATATTTTTTCATTGTATTGAACAAGATTGAGTTATCATCTAAGATGTTGTCTTTAAGATGGGAATTGTTGGATGGTACATATTCCAATACAAATTTATATTCTTCATAATCCATTATAACAATACAAGATATCTACTAACTATTCTCTTCACACTTTTATATAATTTTATATTTCATACATACTTCCATCTTCTACATCAAAAAGCATAGACTTGTCATCTATAAATCGGTCAAAACGCAAATTGTCAATACCATACTCCATACTCTCTATAGAATTTACGTATCTATCAAACTCTTCCCAAAAAATTACACATTCTTTCTTGTCTCTCATCAACGGATTCTTACATTTCAACATTAATTTCTTTTCAATATCTTTGTGTTTTTGAGTGACAAATCTAGGATTAACATTAATGGGACGATTATTTGCAAAGACAATCATTTTTTACTTATTTAAATAATATTTAAATTAAAAATTATAAATGTTAGATATTGTTAGTAGTCAACCATTATGTATATGTTCTAATATAGATAAGAGACATATAGTATTAGAGAAACGTAGATTGGTGAAGACACATAAGAGTACACGAAATAAGTTGTGTGCGAAGTTAAGAATGGTTCAGGACAATATTATAAACGATACACATTCTCAAAACTACAGTTATAAAGAATCCATAGAATCGATTAAACAACTGTATATGATTGCAATGAATTTAGAAAAACTGAAGAATGAAATAGATAAATATGAAGATGAAAATTATATAAAAAATTTATTAATACTTCGTAATCATAGCCTTAGTACGCACAATGACGACCTCGAACTTTAAATATTTTATTTTATTTAAATAAATATGAGTGGTCTCCCCGCAATTGCTCTTAACTTCGTCCCTAAAGAATATATCCCATTTCTAAACAAAGAAGAATCCTTCGCAACCACATCTTCTTCCAATAATATGTCTGTTACAACTCTTATAATGAATCTCATCAACTTAGTTGTGTGTTTCGGTGCTATGTACTACGCATTCAAATGTGGTGGTAAATTTCTTGATGTTTTAGGTGCTTGTTGTTGCAGTTTCTGTTATTTAGCATACAGACTTGCTGTAGGTTGTCCTGTAGTAGTACAACAACAGATAAGTACAATGTAAAGTAAAATAATTTCTTATATAAGAATAATTATGTTATCGTTATTTTTTATTGAAAGTTTAATCGTAACTTTTATTATTATAGGCATTTATCATATCTTCACTGATACTATCTTTCCTAACTGGTTCTTTGCCTTTATCGTATTCTTTGGATTCAAATGGTTGTTAAACTATAGAAAATGTACAATCAGTTATATAGAAGTAAAATTAAGAGGGGTGAAGAAGGATGACGGGTATTTGTACAGATTTTTGAATGATATAGTAGATTACAGATATAACTCAAATATTTACTTAATTTATCCATTTGTAACTGTCTTTGTACTATATCACTACCAGAAGACTGGGTTTACACAGTACCTATAATTGAATGGCTTGTTTTTCTTCTTGACTCATACGATTCCATTCGTTACGAATCATTTCTTGGATAGCACCACGAGTTAGTTCTGGGTGTCTGTTGCTGTAAAAGGTAGCACGTTGAGTACGAAACCGTTGCCACTTTCTCATCATCACAGAACGTGCACCCGTCCGTCTCACCGAAGATGGAACTGATATAGACGAAGATGGTGCTTGTTGTTGTGATGCACCGGACGTTGATCGAGTAACTCGTCTCTCCGGAAGAATATTCTGATTCACCCGAACAGAGAGAACGTCCTCCAAGACCCGAATCTGATGTCGTAGTCCCACTATCTGTTGCTCCATAACGTTTACATTTCTTTTGAACTGTTCAATCGTGTTTTTCAGTTCTGCTATTGTCGTCTCTTCAAGAGTTTTGAAACGTTCCTCGTTATTCTGCAACAACCCTTCTATCCGTCGGTTGTTGTTACATACATCTGATCTGATCTGTACCACCTGTTCCTGTAACACACGTATATCCTCATTCTCCATACTACCAGTAGATTCACTAAACGTTTGTAAAAGAACGAGTACTTCTGGGAAAATAACGTGTCTACAGACACAACATACGGAGTCGTTAGAGGACTCGAGGTATTTGGTCAAACAAGTAAGATGGTACGAGTGAGAACACGGAAGTTTAACGACTTTGCTGTCGTTTTCACTGGAATAACAGATTGAACAATCTTCGTAAAAATCACTTAATAACGTGCTTTGACTGTCGGTCATCGTAAGCGTAAACGGATACATAAAGAGTGCAGACTAGGGTTTCGTGACTATATTTAGACAAGTTAATTTTCCGTCGTTTTTTTCTTGCCACGTTTCACCGTATTGAGAGTCTTCTGCGAAATATCCAAATGTGAGTGAATTTGATTACATAATTCTTTTTTATTTAATTGTTTTAACTTCTTTGGAAGATTTTTATTATCTACAACTTCTTTTAAATCAATTAATCTAAAGTACTTTTCACATTGTTCAACAGATACACCCGTTTTCTCTGTTGATTTATCATTAGATTTTGGTTTGGTAATTACATTATTCTGTTTATTAGATAAATGTTGGATTAAGTGTTCACACATTTTTTGTTTTGGTAAGTATTTTATCTTTTTATTTAATTTATCTAATGATGAAGATTTAACTAATTCTTTTATCTCAGGTACTTTTCTCTTCTTACATTCATCCATAGTCATAACCTTATCCTCTAATACACCTTCTTTCTTTGATGTTTTCTTTTGTTCTTTTGGTGTTTTCTTTTGTTCTTCATCATTTATGATGTTGTTGAATTCGTTTTTCAATCTGTTGATGGTGTATCGTTCATAAGGATTCATATTGTGGACGTTCTCTATAAGATTTGTTAATTTATCTAATTTGTCCAGATTCTCCATATTCACCTTCTTCAATCGAGTTAATCTGCTTAATAAAGCACCCACTGCGAATACGTCTGCCTTCCTTGCGAATACATTCGTAAAATGATCAAATATAAACTTTGAATCAAGATGTGTCTTTTTGTTCTCTTTCAAATGTTTTATTAGCGAATCTACAAAAGACTCGAATTGTTTTTCCCGTAAAGAAGTTAGATTGGGTTTGAAGACAATAGGAATGTATCCATCGAGACCTTTAAATTTTTTACTATAGAAATCTTTCATAATATTAGTTTTAAGATCTTCATAATAAGTGTCTGTCACTAAGAGTTTGTTTCTAAATAATTTTAATATGAGATATACTTTGAATTCTGGTGGAAAGATTTCATAAGAATATCCCAGAATACTATCTCCATTCTTATATAATTCATCAAATTTACAAGTCAAACCGAAATCGATCAATAGTAGTTTCTCTTTTGTGGATATCAACACATTAGGCATCTTAATATCCAAATGAACCAGACTGTTATCCTCTAGTAATCTAACCGCATCAATCAATTGATTAATATGTTTTACAGATTCTTTATCGAATAACTCAATATCATAAGTTTTACGAACATACTTTTCCAAATCAGTTCCTTTCTCTTTGTAGATTATTTGATAGAATTCTTTTATACTTTTTTGTAACTTAGACGAGGTGTGGCGACACTCTCTATTCGTATTATTATTTTCAACATCTTCTCTTGTTATATTACAAGAAGCTATTGGTATGTTAAAGTGATTTGCGTTGTTGTCGATTTGTTTCATTTTGTAACCCATTTTGTTTTCATCTTCGAATTCGTGTATATCGTTAAAGATCTTTCCAACACCGGAGTGTTCTTCGCCAGTTTTGCATTTTATACTTGGATAAAAGATGCATCCATATGTACCTGAACCTAAATAGGATCCTGCTTTCATCACGATTTATTATATATATATTTAAAATTTGAATCGTATATTATAGTTAATAATATACAAATATGTGGTCTCTTGTTTTCAATAAAGTTAATTTTGATATTATCGAAATATCGAATGATCTACTATATATACTTGGGTATACAATAGAAGAATCTAAAGAACTCACACTTCTATCACTATTGAATGATGAGATGAAACGAATACACGAAAAAATTGTCAAACCCGACAACAATATAGACTACTCCAAAAAAATAGAGAACCTCAAATCAATGAGAACTCTAAATATGTTACCATTACGTTGTAAAAATAACACGTATCATATGTTTGGTTTTGATGGTGTAACACGAAACGATAATGATAATTTTGTCTTCAGTTTCAAACCTATAAGTAGTGTTGATAATATACAGATACCAAAGTACTTCCATAATTATATAAACGGTATACCCAAGAATATATTTCTTGAACAGTATACCAACACATACATTGTATGTTTTGATATAATGAATTCGACAGATTTGTGTAATAGAATTGGTTCGTTTAGAATTGCGAAGATATATAATAATTTGTATCAAATCGTTCATAACAGTCTCTACGAGATATCGTATCCATATATCAGGATACACGAAACTTGTGGAGATAGTATAATGTTAATAGCAAACACATCATTTCTACCCAAAATACAAAAAATAACAGAACTAATATTGAATACTTGTGAAACGATAATATTACAAGTCAATGAAACGAAAGATTTTAAAATAAGATGTGGTATTGCTAGAGGCGATGTTAGTGGTGGTATTATTGATGGAACCAGTTTTCGAATATTTGGTTCTTGTGTACATATGGCTAGTCGATTGGAATCGGTGTGTTTGGGAAATCATATGTCCTGTCAAAAAGAGATAATCGATGAATCCATCGATTATCCTTACATAAAAAAGTTCAAACTGAACCTTAAATCGAAACTCCTTAAAGGTTTCGGTGAAACACTGTATTATGATGTAAGTCTATAAGATATTATGAATATCCCCCTTACATCTACAGTTAGGACAAGAGTATGTGTTGTTTCGTAATGATACGATGAACCAGTTTCGTACACAATTGTGATGAAACGTGTGTCCACAGGGTAAACTCCCCATATTCTCGTTGTCCTCGTTTAAACATATACTGCATATACAATCTCCCGAAATATTACCTAATTTCAAATTAGATAATTCGTTCTTAGATACTGGATTTTGAATGTTATTAAAATCAAGTCTCCTTGGAGATAATGGCCTTCGAGGTGTATCGTTTCCATACATAGATGGTGGACGATACGGCCTTCGAGGTGTATCGTTTCCATACATAGATGGTGGACGATACGGCCTTTGGGGTGTAGGTGTTGTAACAGGTGTTGATATCATAGTCGACATCTTTCGCTGTTAATAATTTGTATATATGTAAAAATTGATGAAAATCTAGTGATTTTCATCAATTTTTATTTTTTCCATAATAGAGTATAGTTTGGTAAGAATTGAATTCGTGTTAGGACGAAGGGTTTTGTCTGTGTGTGTACATACGGATATAAGTTCGTTTAATTGATTAAAGTTGTCGGTATTTCGTATCTTTAGAGTGTTATTGATCTTCTTGAACATCATTTGTACGGGAGATAGTTTCTTAACACATTCATAAGGGTTTCTTCCACCAGACCATATGAAATAGAACAACAATCCCAGAGAATATATGTCTGTATTGATGTTGTACTCTTCGCCTTTAAGAATTTCGGGTGACATCCACGTGTAAGTACCCTTTTCCGGTGAATGACCTAAGTATTCGACGGATTTTGATTGTTGTACTAATTTTGATATACCAAAGTCACTCAACTTGACTTTACCCATATCATTCACTAAAACATTCGATGGTTTTATGTCTCTATGTAGTATCACGTCGGGATACCTATTATGCAAGTAATGTAGTGCTTTTGTAATATCGATCATCATATTCACCTTATTTAAAGAAGTTAATGAATCTTTGTGTTCAGTGATGTAATCTTGAAGGTTTCCATTGCCCATATATTCAAAAAGTATGTACGTAACATCATCTTTTCTGTTAAATCCCAAAAATTGAACAATCTTTGGGTGAATACATTTAGATAGAACCATCAATTCGTTTATCATATTATCATTCGTCTTCACAACCTTCACACAAACCCTCTCGTGTCTCCATTCACCTTCATATACTGTCACATTCTCATTCGAAAACACACTGTTCTTATAGTCTATTTCTTTTATATCAACATAATAGTCATATACAGTTGTTGTTGCTATGTTTTCACATAATTGTAGACTTTCGTAAGAAGACACATTCATCTTAAATGATGAACCCATTTATCTTAACATACTATTATCTTCTTTTTTCCTTAAATTATAAAAATTGATAAAATATACATTTTTTTTACATATAATTAACAAATCTACTGTTACATTACAGCACTCAAAACAATGGCTACTGTTCACGACAACCAGATTGTATGCGGCAAGTCCATCATTAAGGAGTTTGACAACGACAAATATCATTTGTTGCTGTTGGCTCAAATGCAGATGGGCAAGTCAGGTACGTATTGGTACGTGATCTACAACATGTTGTTTGGAACTGGTAATACTGTTGACAATGTCTTGGTTCTCTCAGGGAATCGCGAGACTGAATTGCATCAACAGGTATATCAGGACAAACAGGAATATAAGAAATGGTATTTTTCTCAACCCGAGGTCGTCGAAGGACGTACGAAGGATGAGATTAAAACTATGAAGAAGTCTTGTGCGGAGAAGATTACCATTCTATGGGGGACTCAGTTGTCCAACACCGATTACAAGGTGAAAGAGAACACCCTCATTGTATGGGACGAGGCACATTATGCTCAATCTGAGGATAATACTCCGGATCGGTTCTTTAAGAATCAAAATCTGGAGTCCTTGATTAACTCAAGTGTGTCTCTTGACGATGCTCGAAAGAACAACGTCAAAGTCTTATCCGTCAGTGCTACACCTTTCAGTCAACTGACTGTGAACTGTGACAACAACGATGATTCCAGCATCTTCAAATGTATGCGTTTGGAACCATCCCCGAACTACTACGGCGTCAAGTATTACCGTGACAACAATCGTATCCACAAGTCCTTCCTATTGGACTACGGGCATACAGAAAGTTTCACTCAACTTATCGACAAGTACACCTCGTTCGAGGATCCTAAATTTATGATAATTCGTGCAAACAACAAGGACTCTTACAATATTGTTCTTGATGTCTGTAACGAACGTGAAATCGAATGTCTTATCTATGATTCTACTCATAAAGGTATGGACATCAACATTTTGAAGAACAAACCGAAAAAACCCACCGTGGTTTTGATCACTGGTATGTTGCGTATGGGCAAAGTGCTCCATAAACAACACATAAATATGGTGTTCGAGTCGGCTACCAAAAACAAGTCCTCACGAAAGACAGACACTGGTCTACAGGGTCTTCTTGGACGCGTTTGCGGTTACTCGACTAACGGTTTCAACATACACGTTTATGTTGACCCGTCTTTGATGATACAAGTCGACCAATACATTGAGTCTTATGATTCGAATCATGGTCCTATTACTACAAAGGCAATGAACACTCGTGCGAAACCGCCAGTGAAGAAGACGAAACGCTGTTACAACATCGTACAGATCCCTTTCAATGAGAATTTTCTCACTAAGAAAGGTAATCTGGTCAAGAAGAATGTTGTGGATTGGCTTTTGATCAACCAAACTACCCTCGAGGGTCTTAACGACTCTCAGTGTAACGAGTTGAATCTCGCTATCCACGACACCACAAGATTTGTAATGAAAAACATTACACTACAATCTAACTCATCCCTACGGAAGATGATCAATAACGGTTCGAAGGAGTGTTATCTCACCCTCGAACACAACAAGATCTACATTGTAAATGAGATTGATAACGTGTATATCATCATTCGTGATATGACAAACGAGGTACCACCGGATCAAGAAGGTGTTGACCACACGAAAGAACTCTATGTTCTTGATAAGTGTGTCTTCAAACCGTCTAGGTTCAATTGCCTTGAATGAAATATTACTAAAAAACAAAAAAACCGAAAGAAAAACAGGATACATTCGTATCTTTGTTTTTTCTTCTATAGTTCAATTTCCAATGGTTTATAATTAATTCTGTTGAAATCATTCTTTCTTCCTCGAGCATTATTTATAAACATTTTATTTAACTTTTTAGTTAATTGCTTTGCATCGTGATTATGTCCAAATACACAACATTTGACATTGTCATTCATAACTATCTCCTCTATCCTCGAATTACCGTAATGACCCGCATATCGTCGGTCTAACGGATAATTATCCGACATTAATTCTTTTATTGGAACTGTATGTGTTACAATACATATATCATAATACTGTTTCATATATTTGTCTACTTTATCTCTCAGATATTCATAATCTTTGTGTGCTTTTTCTATGATATTATGGACGACTTGCTCTTTAGTTAAATTTTGTGTACACCAACTTATATCAAAGTTGTGTATACATTCGTCACAGGATATGAACGGTTCACACATTTTGAAATCCCACCATCCACAACGTCCAATGATAACCGTTGTACCATCATCTGTAAAGAATTCTCTATTCGATAAATTATAAAAATTACTAAATCCTATCATTTCATTGTTTATTCTCTCGTTCGCGTACTCTAGATTATCGTAATGATCTGTAGATTCATGATTTCCATCCACATACAACACATTTGTATATACAAAACAGGCTTTCTTTAATTCTTCTATTGTTAAATCAATGTCGTCTGCTATATCACCTGCAATGATAACATTATCATTAATCTTCTTTTCCAACCAATCGTACGGATAATCTTGCCAATTCTCTATATGCAAATCACTCACTACATCAAACTTCATTTTATCAATTAATTAAATTTTACTTAAGTATTTTGATTATTAAATTTTCTAAACAATAATGTACAGACGTCTCTTCAAATACGTTATCCCAGAGAAACATCTTCACAACACTATCACATATTACACAAACAGGAACATAACACCTATATTGGATTATGTCGTTGAACATAATACTGATCAATCAGTTATCCATCGTTTTATGGATAAAAAGTTACAATTGTTTGATGATTTTCCCAATTCATATCATTCGTTGAAGTTGTCATCTATAAACTTCGATATCTACAAAACTTTCTTATTGGCAAAGAGTTGTAAAGAGAATAACATAAAGTTACTTGTTGATGCTGAAGAATACGATGTACAAGACAAAGTAAATGATATTACACACAGACTAGTTCAAAACGGGTATGATTATAATATCTTTAAAACATATCAAATGTATCGAAAAGATATGTTTAGAGAACTTGTGAAAGATCTTCATTTCCATCAAACACAAAATTTGATTCATAACATTAAATTGGTTCGTGGAGCTTACATCTTCAAAGATATGAATAAGAACATTATTCACGAAAATAAACATAATACAGATGTTGTTTTCAATGATTCTATTGATTTACTGGTTGAAGAAATAACTCAAACATCTAAGATAAATCTTATTGTAGCTACACATAATATGGAATCGTTTGATAAGATACGGTATATTCCGTCTAATTATAATGTACAACACGCAGCATTGATGGGAATGGAAGAAAAGTTTGATGATAAGATACGATTTGTTAATCGTATGGTACATATTCCATTCGGTCCTTTACATTCCGCATATCCATATATGTTACGTAGACTTATTGAAAATAATCCATTAAATGATCAAATTATTGAATACAAGCAAAAATATGATCATTATATAAATAATGGACAAAACCCCATCGACGTCTCAAAGTAATAATGACTTCTATTACGATATGTACGATATGGTCTCTCAAGATTTATACAATTTTCTTAAAAAACAATCCAAATCTAAAGAATAGTTTTGTTGGTATTCTATAATAATGGACAACGATTGGATTGTACTAGATGAAAATATCCAAAATAAACCTGTAATTGAACATATTATCTGTCAAGATGATCAAATTATCTGTCAAGATGATCCAATTAATGATGTTATTGAAGATATTGAGAGATCGATAAATACTGGTACTCGTTACACAAGTTCTAACACTTCACATTACAATCGATATACAAATTATTGTTTTGATTATGTTATGTATATGGACAGATTGTACAATGCTCTAATAAAAAAAGTTTTTTTATTATTTAATCAATATAGTATTTGGAAAAACGTATACAAAATTTAAAGAATCTCTAAAATTAAATGGTGTTTTCTACGATATGTAGTATGACAAGTAGCAACAGTATCGTTAAAGCACCAACACAAAAATCTTTCACAAACTCTCTTCAGTTGTATAACATACAGTATAACCAAGTTAACAAACGTATTAATTTATTAGTCTTAAAATTAAGTAATTCAAATGAGAAGGATAAAGACGATGTATATTTAGAGTTACAAACACGAATCGACGACAAAAGAGATATTATGAACAAAAAAAGAGATTTATATAAATCTTACAACTTATACTGGGACGAAGAGTTCTTCTAGATTTTATTTTGTATATTAGTATTCTGTATTTTTAGTGTATATTATATAGGTTTTGTATATAAGTTAGTTTACCACGATATTTCATTATTTTTCAAGTATTCATTACATAATTTAAAATGATTATTTCCAACAAACGGTTTTCTTAAAGATGGTTGGATGTAACGTTTGTTACTTACGTCAAACGCCAATCCTGTCGCAACACCGTTCCAAAAAAACTATGTAAAACTAACTAGTAGTTAATTTTACTTGTTTTCATTAAGTGTAATGGAACGCCTACCCTACGAATCGTTGATTCGTAAAAATCAAGTTCTTGGTTATCGAACTTAATAAGTTCCAAAGTATTAAACTTTGTTAAATTAGTTCTTTAGATAAGAACTAATTGGT